GGAGGCCGAGCCATGCGCGGCGGGGGTCGTCGCTGCCGCCGTAGGTGCCGTTCGCGTCGAAGATGGAACCGGGGTTCCACGAGGCGAGCGCGGTGTCCTGGTGCGTCGCGGCGGTGTCGCCGTTGATGATGGCGTCCACCGTGCTCAAGCGGAGGCCGTTCACCATGTTCGCCATGATGAAGGCGCCCGCGTCGATCACGCTGTCCTCGCTCGCGTCGTCCCACACCGGGACGAGCACCGCGAGGCCCTGGGCGACCATCGACCGGCTGTCCGTGCCGATGTCAGAGCCCGCGTACTGCGCCGCCGGATTGCCGGGGCGGCCGTAGCGGTAGGCGCGGGGAAGCGTGGTGCTGACCGGCAACGTCATCGTGCCCGACGCCATCGGCATCACGTCGAAGAGGTCTTCCACCGCCATCGCCGGGAGGCGGAGGGCTTCGACCACGCTCGGTACGACCAGCGTCTGCGCCCACTCGGCGCCGAGGTTCGTGGCGCCGGAGAAGGTACGCTTGACCGCGTCCGGGGCGAGTCCGAGGTGCCGCTCAAGCATCGCATCGAGCTTCGGCGTCTCCGGGGTCTTCGCGCCGCCGAGCGGGAGCGCCATCTTGGCGATCGAGCGGAGGGAGACGAGCCGGCGCGCTTCGGCGTGCCAGCCGTTGACCGCTTCGATGTCGTCATCGAGGAGCCCGGTCTGCCAGCCCTTCTCGCCGTTGGAGCCGCGGAGGATCAGCTTGCCGTCCGCGCCGACGAACCGGCGGAGCTCGGCATCGCTGCCGTTCGCGCTGGTGCCGCGAGACACGAGGGCTTCGTCCTGCCGGCGCTGGTTCTCGCGCAGCTCGGCGAGGGCGCGGTTGATCTCGTCCAGGTTGACGTCGGAGCCGCGCTTGCGGAGGTCGACGACGGCCTTGGTGATCTTGTCGAAGTTGTCGTTGAGGGTGGCGGTGACGGTGGCCTTGTCGGCGCCGGCATCCACGCGGGCGACCTCGATCGGGGTCTCGTCTTCGGATTCGAACAGCATGCGCGGCTCTCGGGGAGGTGTGGCTACCTTTGCGCGGCACGTCTACGATTGCAATATCGTAGTACACGATTCGTGTACTACACCGTAGCCCCCTGAACGGCGCCCGCGTACGTCAAGGGCATGGCTGCTTGGTACACCCGCGCATGGCTCGGCCTCTCGTCTCCGGTGCTCCGCGCCATCGGTGTTGGCGATGGTGCCAAGCTGCCATCTCTCGGCGCGGACTACGCGGCGTTCATGCCGGCGGTTTCGCTCTACGACGAGCGGCTGTCGACCGCGGCAACAGCGAACTTCCCGTGGCTCGCGGCGTCGCTCCCGCGCAAGGCGTCCGACCTCTCGCGCCTCCCGTGGTCCATCACGCGTGGGGGCTACGGCAAGCGCGGAACGCCCGCGGTCGGGCATCCGCTGATCTACATTCTGGAGACTCCGAACAGCGCGGAGCCCGGGTCGCTGTTCTGGCAGCAGGTGTACTCGGAGCTGTGGAAGGTCGGCGAGGCGTACGCGATCAAGGTGCGCGATGGGCGCAGCAAGTGGACCGGGCTGATCTGGTGCCCGTCCGCCCGCATCGACCCCATCGTCGGCCCGTCCGGCTTCCCGATGTCCTACCGCAACATGCAGACGGGGCAGACCTGGGACGCGCGCGAGATCATCCACTGGCGCCTCCCCGGGTCCTCGGACGGCCCGGACCACGTCACCGGCACCGGCGCGATCGAACCGCTCCGGCAGACCCTGGACGCAGAATACCGGCTGAAGCAGCGGCTGGCCACGGCATCACGGCAGGGGCGCCCGTCCGCCATCGCGACCCCGGACGACGAGCTCGGCGTGATGGGCAAGGAACAGGTCGCGGCCGTCCGCGAGGAGCTGGCGGGCGTGTTCGCCAAGGCGTCCGGCGGCGTCGCCATCCTCGGCCGGAAGCTCAAGGTCGACCAGCTCGACTGGAGCCCCACGGACCTCGACGCGCCGACGCAACTGGACCGGTCGCGGACAGAGCAGCTCGCCGTGGCCGGGGTGCCGCCGGTGCGCGTCGGGTTGGAGACGGCCAACTTCGCGACCGCCGAGATGCAGGAGATCGTCTATTGGGGCGACGAGCTCCAGGGCTGTTCCGCGCTCGTGGACGACGTGCTGACGATGCACGCGCGTTCGGAGTTCGGCATGCCGGACCTCTACGTCTACCGCGACTTCTCGTCCGTGCCCGTGCTCCAGAAGATGCGGGATCAGGCGCTGGACCGCGTCGCGAAGCACATCGCCAACGGGGTTGACGCCACCGAGGCGTACCGGATGGAGGGCTTCGACGACGTCGCTGTCACGCCCAAGCCGGAGCCCAAGGCCGCGCCGGTGGCGGAACCGGTGGCCGATACCCCGGCCCGCTCCAACGTCGTCCCCCTCCGTGCCGAATGGTGGCCGGAGCCCGTGCGGCGCAACGTCAGCAGCCCGATCGTCGTCTCGCGCGCCACCGACCCCCGCAAGGCGTGGTCCTCGTGGCTGGCGAAGGTGCACACGCCCGAGGAGATCCGCATCCGCCGGCAGGTGGCCGGGGTCTTCCGCGCGCAGCAGGCGGAGGTGTTGAGCAACCTCGATCGCCTCATGCCTCGGCGCGACTTCGCCGCGGACCTGGTCGACGCCATCCTCCCACCCGGCGAGGATGCGCAGTGGTGGGCCGGCACGCGCGCGGCCCTGCGCCATGCCGTCGAGGCGGGCGTGATGGACGGGGCGAGCCGCGCCGGCTTTGACCCCGTGGTCGACGTCAACCGCCTTGACCTCGTCACCGACCATCAGATCGCCGCGCTCGTCACCAACGTGGACGCGACCACCCGGGACGCGCTGCGCAAGGCGATCGGGCAGATGATCGCCGAGGGCCTGACGTCCGGGCAGATGCAGACGCTGATCCAGTCGCTGCCGGAGTTCTCGCCGATGCGCGCGCTCCGGGTCGCGCGGACGGAGGCGACGAAGGCGCTGGCCACGGGCGGCGACTTCGCCTACCATCAGCTCGCCGACACCGGCGTCAAGCTCCAGATCCAGTGGCTCACCGCGGGCTTTGAGGTCCGCGAGGCCCATCAGCTCCTCGAAGGCGCGACCGTCGCGCTTGGCGAGGTCTTCGTCATTCCCTCCGGCCCCTACAAGGGGCAGACCGCGCGTTACCCGGGCGACTTCTCGCCCGCGGCCCTGTCCGTCAACTGCCGGTGCACCACACTCCCCCTCGTTCAGGATTGACCATGCCCGATCCGAAGCTCGTCGCCGAAGCTGCCGGCGAAGCCCTCTCTGAGCTCGCCAGCGATGGCGGCCCTACCGTGGTCCTCGCGTTCGTGGAGGCGGCCATCCTGTCCGCGGACGGGGTGGAGCTGCCGGAGGGTGTGGCGGAGTCGCTGACGGCCCTCCGTGCGGCCCTGGAGCCGTCTGAGGGCGAGGCGGAGACGCCGGATACCCCGGCCGAGGCTGCGGCGGAAGGGGAGCGGCTGTTGCCCGAGGAGGCGGTTGTCGCCCGCAAGGACTCCGGCATGTACTCCCGCGCCGACGCGGGCACTGTGCAGGACGACGGCACCGTCATCCTGTGCACGGACGGCGAGGCGCGCGACGGGCACATTCTCGACATCGCGACCCTGCGCACGGACAACTACAAGCGAAACCCGGTGCTCTACTACAACCACGCGAGCTGGTCCGCCGACGCCCTCCCCATCGGGCGCATCGTGCCGGAGTCCATCGCGGAGGTGACCGTCGGCAAGGGGCGCGGTCTGTCGGGCCGCCCCGAGTTTCATCGCGCCACCGAGCAGGGGATCGAGGTCGCGACCCTGTGGGACAAGGGCTATCTGCGGTGCGTGTCGGCGACGTGGCGGGCCTCGTCCAAGGCGGAGGACACCATCGCCCGGCGTCAGCTCCCCGTTGACCACCCGGCGTACAAAGCCGACTCCTACGGCTACTTCTTCAAGAATGCCGAGCTGGTCGAGGAGTCCGTGGTGGGCATCCCGTCCGACACCGCCGCCGAACGGGTGCGGCAGGATGGCCCGTCGGTCAAGCTGCCCATCAGCCTCGACGATCTCACGGAGACTCTGTTGCGCAGCGCGGCCGACCGGTTCGGACTCAAGCCGGTTGACCCGCCCGCGAACGGCGATTGGTGGGAGTAGTCAGCGCGCGGGCGGGTAGGCGTCCAGCGCCCGGCGGATCAGCTCACTCCGGCTGATCCCCTCCTGCTTCGCGCGCTCGTCTGCCTTCTCCCGCTCGCTCTCGCGCATGCGTACGGGGACCACCTCTGTCCGCTTGGTGCTCTCTTTCATCGTGACTCCTGGGTCAACCGGTAGAATCGCACGCCGTAGCGTAGCGCGTCCATGGCGTGATCGTCGCGTTTGAGGGGTGCTTCCTTGCCGTCGGTCTTGCCGGTCGGGTCGGGGTAGCGGTAGCCCTCGATCTCTTTCAGGACCGGCTTCATCTCGGGGATGTCGTGGAAGACGAGGTGCACCTTGTCGTCCGCGTCCGGGTTCAGGTACTCAATCACGTCTGCGATGCCCTCGATGATGGCCTTGTTCGCCGGCACGCTGTCGATCCCGTGATTGATCGCGAGCGTCCGCCGGCCGTCCAGTGACTCCGGGTCCGCCGCGGTGAACAGGTAGCTCTCGCCCCGGCTCCGCTTCGCCACGATGGCCCCGTTCTCGTCCGTGCTCAGCCCCGCTTGGTAGTGGCAGCGGTAGACGTGGAGGATGGTGTCGCTCGGGTCGACGGCGAACCACAAGCAGCAGAACGGGTTGCGCGTGCCGAAGTCGATGGCGCGAAACCGAGGCCAGTCGGCGGGGATCTCAAACGCCGGGATGACGTGCGCCCGCCGGCTGAACATCGGGTAGACGCGGCCCACCGCCGCTGCTGGGGTGCCAAAAAGGCGGGTCGCGCGCTCGTTCGCCGACAGTGCCGCATATTGCCGCATCTTCGCCGCGAGGTCGAAATACTTGCAGTCCGGCGCGTGCAACCACTCGTGTCGGTAGCCCTCGACGGCGCGCTCGGCGTGGAACTCCCACAGCCACGTCCGCCCCTTCTCCAGCGTCGCGAAGTGGGCGATCCAGCACTTCCGCCACGGGGGGATGCCGGGGATGTTGCGCCGGTTCGTTCGGGCGAGCTCTTGCGAAAAAACGTCGTAGTCGTGCTCTTCGTCGTTGAGGATGACGTCGAATTCGTCGCCCTGGTACTTTTCCCACCCCTGTTCATTGGACTTGAAGACGATGGTGGCGCCGGTCGGGTCCATCGGGTGACGCAGATTCGGCGCGGACACCTCGGCAACGTCGTTGGCGTTCTCGTTGCGCCACACGCAGGACCCGTCCCGCGGGAGGTACTTCTTGACCTTGTTGCGGATGATTCGGCGGCTGTCATCCCACGTCAGCGCCGAGATCAGCACGCGCCCGGGGTAGGGCGGGACGAGGTCGTCCGGTAGCCCGTTGCGCGTCAGCCACGCCCGGGTGTCGGGGTGGTCGCGCCCGAGCATGCACGCCACGCCCAGTTGTCCCTCTGCCTCGGACTTGCCAAGCCCGTTGCCGCCGAAGACCGCGAGCGACACAGACCCCGCGATGTTGCGGACGGCCACCCGCTGCGAGGTCCGGGCGCGCGGCTCCGGGCCGGACGTGTCCCACCCCTCGTTATGCCACAGATCCGCGTACGCCAACGGGTGATCGCGGCGGTGCGCGGCGTGGCGGCGGACGCTTGCGGCGACGCTGGGGGGGATGGGGGCGGTCATGTATCGCCGCCGGCCTCCCGCTCTTGTGGGGGCTGCATCTTCGCGACCCGCTCCACGATCGCCGCCATGGCCGCCCGTACGCCCTCGTCGTATCCGGCGTAGTATTCGGGCACTCCGTCGCGATCCGGATCTGCAACCTCGATGGTCAGCATCTCCGTCAGGCACCAACGAAGCGAGGGGGCGCCGTTGGTCATGACACGCACCGGAACGAGGACCACAGAGCGCCAGCCAGAAACACCAAGGCGGTGACCCCCAGCGCGACGCTGTGCGGGTTCGGCCCGTCGGCGGCCGTGACGACCACGCCGACCGTGAGCCCGACTGCCACGCCAACGCGGAAGTGCATGCGCTCGTTGTTCGTCATGGCGCATCCTCCGGTGCGTTCAGAGCGAGCCGCCGAAAACCCAGCCAGCGCCCCCGCTGCGGCATCGGCGAAATCATCATTCCCGACAATGAACCCGGCTCGTCCATCATGCCGGGCAAAGTGAATCCTACGCAGCCTGAAGCTCTCACGATGGTATGCGCTCAGGTGATCGGAAACGATACGGCTGTTGCCATAGGCGGTGCAACGGGCCACTTTGAGTTGAACGTGTTCAAGCCGGTGATGATCTATAACTTCCTGCACTCCGCCCGCCTGATCGGCGACGTCTGCGTTTCCTTCAACGACAAATGCGCCGTCGGCATCGAACCGATCCGCGAGAATATCGAGAAGAACCTCATGAACTCGCTCATGCTGGTGACGTCGCTCAACACCAAGATCGGTTACTACAAAGCAGCCGAGATCGCGCAGACCGCGCACAAGAAAGGCCTTACGCTGAAGCAGGCCGCGATCGAACTGGCCACGCTGATCAAGACGCAGATCCTCGCCAAGGGCGGCAAGTACGTCGCGGTGATGACGCTCAGTGACATCGCCGACACGCCCTTCGGCAATTCGGCCCAGGTGGCGCCGGCGCGCTCGGTGCTCACCGACCTGTCGCGCATCTTCAACCTCTGGCTGCGTGACCAGCTCACCGGCCAGCCGGTGCAGATCATCGACACCTTCGCGCTGTTCAAGAACCTGAGCGCCAACGGGGCGCAGCTCGGCTTCACCAACTTCGCGCTGCCCGCCTGCGACGCCGCCAAGATCGCCACCCGGACGGCGAACAACATCACCTCCGGGTCCTCGCTGTTCTGCGACGGCAACACGCTGATGACCTCGCCGCTGCAG